TGTATTGGAAAAACCTTTGATACAAGAATGTATGAAAAGACTGGGTATAGATAAATACGAAGATAGAGTTACAGAAAAAGTTGTACATCCTATGTTGCCATTAGAAGGATCGTTAGATGGTATGGCATATCCTAAAAAGTTAATTGTAAAAGAAGATGCAAACAATGGTATATGGACACTTGATAGCTCTGAAGTTTATCTCGATGGTAAAACTCCAATAGAAGTTAAATGCACTAGCATCTATCCTGAAGATGTGCCACCTGATTGGTTAGGTGTTTTGCAACTCAAAGCTGCTATGTCAACAACACAAGCAAACGCAGGTATTTTAATTATACTTTATCAGTCCACCGATCTAAGAATTTATGTCATACCAAAAGATTTTAATTTTGAAAAAGAATTAGAACAAAAGGTTATTGATTTTAATAGAAGGATAGATGAAGAAGATTATTTTTTTCCACAAGTTGTAAATGATGCTCACATAAAATATCCAAATGCAAATGATGAAACTAAAATATTATCAGATGATGCTTTGGACATTATAAAACAGTTAGAACAAACTAACGATATGATTAAAAATCTTGGTGTTATGAAAGAAAAATTACAAGCATGGATCATGAACGAAATGGGTAATGCATCTATTGGTAGGACTGGTGAATACATAGTACATTGGAAGATGCGTAAGTATAAAGCACAACCTGAAAAGATAGTGCCACCAAAAGATGCTTATGAAATTAGAAGTAAGACATTAACGATTAAAAAGGGCAAGTAGATATATGAAAAAAATAATATTTTCAAGTCAGCAATCTTTATTTGGAAATAAGGAAATAGTTGGTTTTGGTACTGATAAATTTTATGTTAAAGAAATTAATAAAAATTTAGCAAATGATATTATTAAAAAAAATCATTATAGTGGTAAAGTTTATAGCAATACATACATACATTTAGGTATTTTTATAGATCAAGAATTAATGATTGATGCTGATGATTGTTATGCAGATTATGGTCTTTTTGGCGAGAAAACTGCTGCACAATTAGTAGGTGTTCTACAGTATGGCTATGCTATGAATCCAGCATCAATGTCTAGTGTAGTTGCTAACACAAAAATAAATGAATACTTAGAATTAAATAGAATGTGGATAAAAGATAAAACTTTAAAATATATTGAAAGTCAATCAATATCAATGTCTTTAAAGTACATTAAATCAAAATATAAAAAAGTAAAATGGATTCAATCATTTGCTGATGAAAGATGTGGTGGTTTTGGAATAGTATATCAAGCCTGTTCATTTGATTATTATGGTGAGCATACTAGCGATTTTTGGGAACTTGAAGGGGTTGTTTATCATAATGTGCAAATGACTAGAGCTAAAAGTGGTCAGGCACGATATTTACAAGAAAACAAAGAAAAGGCAAAAAGAATGAAGTTAAGACAATTTAGGTATATTAAGTTTTTAAAAAGTAAATTTAAAAAAGATTGTTTGTTAAAAAATCAACCTTATCCAAAACATTATGATGATAGTAAAAAATTAAGAAATGCGAAAGTAGTATAATGATTATTACAAAGATTTTCCAAATCTTAGATGTAAGTTTAATTCTTACCTTTCGCTCCAACATAAAAAAGGGCAAATAGATATATGAGAGTAAGTAGGTGTTTTGGAGAGTTTATCTTTTGCCCTTATTTAGATTATAAGAGAAATGCAAGAAACTATTAATATACTGTGGTAATAAAGTCATATTAATATTAATATTTATATGGAGAGTTTATATGGAAGATAATTATAAAAAAGCACTATGGATTCCTACTGATCTACATACAGAGATTAAAGTATTTGCTGCAAAGAATAATATGAGTATAGAGTCTGCTAGTCAGCTTTTATTAAAATTAGGAGTATGTTCTTATGAAGAAGATAAAGAAACTGAAACATCTTAAATTTGTTTCAGATAAAAATTATTTGTTATTAATAAAATTATTTGCACCTAGATAATGATGGTAAACAGTAGAAATAAAGGTGCTGCATTTGAAAGATTTATAGTTAATAAAATCAATAATTACTTTGATTCTAATAATATTGATAAAAGAGTGAAAAGAAATTTAGATCAATACCAAGAAAAAGGACAAGCAGACATTTATTTAGACAACATAGCTATTGAGTGTAAGAGGTATAAATCAGGCTCTAATATGCCGAGAAATAATTGGTGGACACAAACGCTTGAATCAGCTGGTGATAAATACATACCTATATTAATATGGAAGTATGATCGAAAAAGTATTCAATGTATAGTACCAGCATGGTTAATGTCAGATGTACCAAAATCAAACAAAATTACTTTAATGTGTCCATTAACAGACTTATGCGAGAACATCGATGAAGTCTTACAAAAAGCTAATGGATGTAAATAGTTTTATGCTGGAAAATGAGTTTGATGATTATTGCAGAGAACGATTTGACAGAATAAATATCGCTTGTGATTTTTTAGGAATCATAAATGATGAAGATTATGTCAGCTTTAAGGAGAGAAACTATACTATCCTTGAAACTGATTTTTTAAACAGTATTGATAAAACAATACATTAATGGAGAGTATATATGGATATATTAGGTGGAATGAGTAGTGGTGGTGAATCGCCATACTTAAAATGGAAAACAGGAGATATGAGCTTTTATAATGGAGATAATCCTATAGAGTTTCAATATCTTCAACTCGATCCAGCTACTTTTTTAAGTGGGTGGGGTGCTTACAAACAAGTATCAGGTTATGACTTTGTTTGGGATCAGCAGTTTGGAGTTGTAGGAACTAAACCTGAAGAAGATTATAAAAGAGCTTTTTCAGCTTGGGTATTACCACAAGGACTATCAAGACCTTTGCTTTGGCAAAATATGACATTTGCAGAAACACAAGCATTTAATAAAATACTTGCTTTGTTTTGGAATGATAAAGATAAGAATGGTGATTTACTTCCAGTTGTTAAATTTACAGGTGCTAAAAAGCTACAAGTTGGTTTAGGACAATCTAGTGAACTAAGTTTTGAGTTTGCTAAATTTGCACCAAGATCAAATGAATTTGTTATACCAAGTTGGTACTATGAAGATGAAAACGATGATAATTTTAAATCACCTAATGATGGTTTATCTGATTTGGTTAATAAGCAGATCAATGATAATAATGATTTATTAACAGATGATGATATTCCTTTTTAATGCAAAGCATAGATTGGCAAAGAATAGCACCTGAAGTAGCTAAAGAATTACTAGGAGAGCCTAAAACAACTACATCAACTGAATATAGATGGGGTTCAAAAGGTTCTCTAGTTCTCAATCTTAATGATGCTACTTGGTATGATTTTGAAAATGATACAGGTGGTGGTATTGTTGATCTTATAAAACATTTAAACCAAGATGTTAAGGTAATATTAAATCAGTATGGTTACGATTTAGCACCACAACATAATTACTCCGTAGACGGAACTACCCCCCTTGTTCCTAAAAGTGGTGCTAAATCTTTCTCTAGGCAACAAATGGTAGAGCTTTATAAACAAGCATCTATCAAAGTCAAATATGCTGATAATTTTTTAGTTCTTAGATTTCCTACAGGACACCATATTAAACAAAAGTATGCACCATTTACTTTAAATACAGATGGCTCTTGGTCAATGAAAAGACCTGAAGGAACTTTACCCATTTATATAGAAGAAAAGCATTTAGATAAACCAGTTATAATTAACGAGGGAGAAAAGGCTCTATTAGGGTGTCAGCAGATATATGACTATGATTGTTGTACTTGGCATGGTGGAGTAAATGCTTGGGATAAAGCAGACTGGTCTAAGATTTATAACAGAGAGGTGTATATATTTCCTGATAATGATGAAGCTGGTAAGAAATGTGCAAATGAAATAGCAAGGCATTTAAAGCAAAATGGATGTAGTGTTTCTATTGCACATCCACCAAAAGATTTTAATGACAAAGATGATTTATATGATGCTTACGAAAATAATTATTTTAAATCTTCAAGTGATCTTGTAACTTATATAAAACAAAACAAATTAAAACCACCAAGAGGTTCTTTATACTTTCAAAGTGTAAATGAGATTATGGACAATCTTACAGAACCTGATTGGATGGTAGATAGAATATGTGAGAGAGGTACTGTAATGTCTATCTTTGGATCGCCTAAATCAGGTAAGTCTTTTTTAGCTATAGCTATGGCTTGTGCTGTAAGTTCAGGTAAAGACTTTTATGGATTCAATACAAAACCATCAACTGTACTTTACTTAGCTGGTGAAGGATTCATAGGTGTAGGTAGAAGGGTTAAGGCTTATGAAGAGTTTTATAATATAAATATTAGTGATAATACATTATTAGTTTCAAATAGAGGTTCAAGAATCGGAGATGATCAAGAATTTACCATGTTGCAGAATGTATGTAGAGATATAGAAGCAGATAATGAGGGTATTGGTATGATTATAATAGATACTCTTGCAAGAAACTATGGTCTTAACGAGAACTCTACTGAAGATATGAATAAGTTTATTCAACGAGTAGATGAACTAAAAGAAGAATTTAACGCAACCATTGTCATAGTGCATCATACAGGACATGGTAGTAATGGTAGGGCAAGAGGTAGCTCTGTATTACCAGCAGCTTTAGATTATGAGTTTAGAGTAGATAGAGATAAGAATAGCGATGATAAAGCTATGCTTGTTACTGTAAAGCAAACATTAGTTAAGGATGGCACTCCAATAGATGATCTGTACTTTCAATTCAGAGAACAAACGCTTTATGGTTATCAAGGTAT